TCTTCTTCAAAGTTACGCTCAAACTCCTGAGTTCCTACGTGCGGCAAGCTGATAGTCGGATCCAGAAAAATGGTAAACCCTTCAGCAGTAGCACGGTCGCAGAACAGATAGTCTTCGCCGTAGTACTTGCCGTTGTACACACCAAAGTCAAAGATGGCGTGTTCTTCACGGTTCTTGACATCGTTGACGTAGCGCCACTCAGGGTGATTCTTTGCCATTGTCTCCAGGACATGCCGCTGGATCATCATGAACCCAGTGCCAATGCGTCGAATCTGCAGCATGCCGTTGTCATCAAACACCAGCTGGTTGGTGTCGTCGTCCACATGGATGTCCATGAAGAAACAACGATCCTCCCCACGGCGCGGATACACACCAGCCGTAATGTCCTTGCCCTGGCTCACAGCCAACAGGCGCAGAACAGCGTCAGGGGTGATGATGACGTCAGAGTCAACAAACAACAGAGTATCTGCATCCGTCTCGAGGAAGTCTGCCACCAGAGCATTGCGGGCCTTGGTGATCAGAGAACAGCCAGAGATGTGGCTGATATAAAGCGTCACGCCAAACTTGGCGGTCTGTGGGGCTAATTGCGTCAAAGCAATAGCCGTCTTGATGTTCAACCGCCCGTCATAAGCCGGGATGGCAATCATCAATTTACGACCGTTTAGGTCAACAGGACGCTTTTCTTCAGCCATAGAATGCCACCGCAGTACAGCTTGCACCAACAGTAATCACCAAGCTGTTCTGAACCACAGCACCTTCTCCAGGAAGAATGATGTAGCTCGCATCAGCAGCGGCGATCGTGAACGTAAAGAGGGTTGTTGCGCCGTCTTTAACAGCAACAGAGCTTGCGGCAGAGGCGCTGTAATACAGGCCCTTCAGACGAGTACGCCCGTTGTACGCAGTAGTGTCCGTACTTGCCGGGCAACTAACGCCTTTGACATCAGTTTGCATTGCCATAACTAATCTCCTGTTAAACGGGGGCCGTAGCCCCCAAGGTTAATTAGTTCTGGTTGCCGACAGGATAGCCAACGCCGTCAGATCCGCGAACCACGTAAGAGATAACCAACGTGCCAGCACCAGTGGTCAGAACACCGCCCTTGGTGGCCGTGTAGGTAACCAGCTGGTCGGTCGTGCCAACGTTAGCCAGCAAAGCGACAACAGCAGCAGAAGTACCAGCAGCCATCGTGTAGGGAGCGGCAGGACCAGTAACCGTCGTGGCCGTGTAGATGTCCTGGCCACCCATCGTCAGCTTGACAGTCACTGCAGCAGAGTATGCCTCAGAGGTCAGGAACTGAGCGCCGGTAATCAGCGCGCCAGCCGGCAGGCAGAAAGCCGTACCAGTCAGACTATCGTTGATAGCAGCAAAGGTGAAAGAAGCGGTGTTGGTCTGAGCAACGATAGTTGCGCCAGTGTTACGAACAGTACCAGCAGTCGTGCCGGTGGTGTCTTTGACGGTGCCCAACAACCAGGGGCCCAGGTGAGTTGCGAATCCCATGATGGGTTCCTTTCATGCGTTGTAGTGTGCCAATCTGCATGACGTCGGCCGGGACCGTTTGACACACCGGAAAGCCCGGAGTGAATGCAATATACCTCAAAAGAAAAAGGGGCACAAGGCCCCTTTCTCATAAATCCCAGAGGATTTATTAGGACGAACCGGGGGATCCGAAGATACCCAGCGGATCAGACACGCCGAACGAATAACGCTCACGGGCCTTGTAACGCACGTTGCCGGTGTCGAAGTCGCCGTCCATGCTGTTAGACAGCGGGGTGCGGACGAAATGCTTCAGACCGTTGGGCACGTCCGTGGTCAGGAACCAGGCGTTCGTGTCGGTCAAGAAGTGGTTAACACAGTAGCCATCGGGGATGGAACCGTTGTTCTTCAGGGCGTTGATGTCGTTGTCGGTCGTACCAACGCGCAGCTCGGTTTCGAGCAGGCGGGTAGCCACGAACATCAGTGCCGGCGGAACGACCAGCTTCTTGGGCTTGGCTGCAATCAGCAGACCGCGTTCATCCGTCCAAGCGGCAATCTGAATCACGGCGTTTTCCAACGACGTTTCATTCAGGTCAGCGCCAGTGGTGGGGCGGTTGCTGTTGGTGCCACCAGAGATCAGCGGGTGAGCGGTGTTACACAGGGAAACGCCGTCGCCGTAGGTAACGCCAGTGTTGAACGCATTGTTCAGCACGTTAGCGGCCTTGACCTGCTTGGTGTACGCCATCGCACGAGCCAGCGCCTTCGTGTAGCGGCTGGACAGACTGTCGTACAGGTTATCTTCGATCGCTTCTTCAGTGATCGAGAAACCCATAGCGATGGTCTCGTGGGTGTAGCGAGCCGTCCAGGCTTCCTGCGCATTGTCATAAGCAATGGCGGAGCCTTCGTTCTTCACCGGAGCGGCGGAGAAGCCAGACAGCTTGGTTTCTTCTTCGAACGAACGCTCGGAGGTTTCGGTCTCATAAATCTCTTTATGTTCCTCGCCATAACGGGCGTACTCCAGGCCGAACAGGGCGTTCAAGCCGGGGAGCAGTTCTTTAAGTAGTTGTGCGCGTGAAATAGCCATGATTTAGCTCCTTATCAAGCCACGCCAGTGGTGTTGTTGTACTGGTGCGTGTTGATCTTCACCAGCAGTTCGTAGTAGTACGTGGTACCGCTAACGACAACAGAGGTGTCAGGAACAACATCAATTACACGCAGAGGGATGGTTGCGGTCGTGCCAGCGCCAGAAGCGACAGCACCGATGGTCGAGTTACCAGTGGTAGTCGAACCGCCGTTTTGCGCCATGGGCACGTTTTGACCAACAACAGTGCGAGCCGTATAGGTCATCGTGGTGCCAGAAGACACAACGGCAACCTTGAAGATCGCATTGGGATCATCAACAACGTAGGCATAAGCCGGGTTGGCAGCGGTAGACAGGCTGGCCGGATAGTACTGGCCCTGCACGGTCTGACCGTTAGAGTTGACATACTGGCAACCGACCAAAACGCCACAGGGAGTGGCAGCGTTGGTGCTGGTGTCAGCGACGAGAAAACCACCACTCAGTTTCACGGTCGCGCCATTCAGAATGGCGGTTGCGTAGCCTGCGGCAATGGGAATCTGGCGAATAGCGCCTGCATACGGCATGCCATCAACTCGGTTGATAGGCTCTAGGCCGTAAGGAGCGCTTACTGTGGGATAAGCCATTTTGGACTCCTAAAAGTTACATACCTTTACCAAAAGTAACCTTCGTCTTCCGCTCATTGAAGAGAGGCATACGAGCGTCACTTTCACGCATGAAGTTGTTATCTACCGAGTTCATCTGCGCGTTAGCCTGATCCAGGTAATACGCTTCACGATCCTCAATAAACTCAACTGGAATTTTGCAAAGCAGCAGACCACCGATCTCGATGGAGTCCTTAAAGCGACCTTCTTGGTTGCCCAGGAGAACCACCTCGGGGTGTTCCGAAGCCTTTACAGGTTCCCAACCCTCGCGGAATTTTGAAGAGATGTTTGTGGCATCAGGTGAATTCAGAGTGCTCAGTCGTACCCAACGAAACGCATAACCTGGCTCCGGGTTCGGATCAGGCAGAAGCTGGGGAGGCATCCAACGCTTGGGGCGCTCAGATTTTTCACGACTTCCAATCTCACGCTTTTCACGAATCTGTGTCATTTTCATTTCCTCATTTCATCCGCAACCTTACGAGCATAGAGATCCAAAGGAACTCCTAGCCGCTTGGCGATTTCCACCTGCGATTTGGTAAGTACGACTTTCTTAGGCGCAGTACTCCGCGTTGCCGGTGAGACAACGTTTGATTTCGTCTGCCGAGAGTTAGCATCAGCAGGCTTCCCAGACTCAAACGCATCTGGGAAACGTCCCTGCATGTCAGCGTCGATACGTCGATAGTATTCGTCACTGCCAGCAGGAATTCCTTCCTCAATCAGATCCTCATGCAGTCCTAACGCATAGGACGTCATTCTCTTGTTGGCACCAAACCACTGGTTTCGCTCTTGCCAGGCAAGGAGCTTGGTGTCAACCGGAGCTGATCTCGGTTGTTGGGCGATTTGTACATTAGTTTCATCTTCTTGTAAAGGGGCAGGTCGAAAGTTGTTAACTCTCTCCATCTTCATCTTGGCAGAAGTCAGCTCTTCCTGAGCCGCCACCAGCGCATCAGAGTCCCCAGCTTCGTACGCTTCCTTGTACTTGCGCTTGGCCTCTTCCACTTCCCCATTTACCGTCTTTTTGGCCTGCTCAAGCAGAACATTCTGATTGGCGCTCAGGGAGCCCTTCAGCTTCTTGTTCTCTTCAGCAATGGCCTGGGCAATACGAACAGCCTCCTCACGCTCACGCAACGCGGCCTCTTTGGCCCGGCGCTCTTCGTGGTAGCCCTTCGTGAAATGCTTGATTCGCTTTTGTACGCTCTCGTCGTACTTGGCGATCTCGTCCTCCTCAAACTCCTTGGGAGGCTCGTCCATCGGTTTGCGGTTACGGTCTTGCTCAGGCGTGTCGTCGATGATCTCAATCTCATCATCCTGGGCCTTAACCACAGCACCACCCTTACGAGGATTTTCTGAAGCCTCATCAGGGAATTCAAATTCCACTTTTTCCATTTCAGCCATATTTACTCCTTACGCACGGGAAATACCCCGGGGATCTTGAACCACAGCTTCGACAGAATCATCGTTAATGATCCTGAACTCTTTGCCGTGAATCTTGATTCGAGTCCCAGTATTGGGTCGGACCAATACAAAGTCACCTACCTTACAAGAAGGACCACTCGGGAATCTCTTCTCGTCCTTGTAGGCGTCTGGACCCATCTTGACAACAAACAGTACGGGGGACAAAAGCTCCTCGTAATGCATCGTCTGGCCGGCTTTCACCAAACCAGTATCTCCATACTCTTCTTCGATCTCTGGGAGAACGCACAGGAGATGGTACGTCGCAGGATCAGGCACTTGTTTTGCCTTCTCCTCTGCCGGGGTATTTAATATCCCAGACAAATCAACAGCACTCACATCAAACTCAGTCATTGTCGTAGTCTTTCATTTTTCGCACGAGGTCACCTATTTCAGACTGTGCGGTCAGGAGACCTCGGATAATCCCGCACACCTCTTTGTAGTGATCGTAGGACTTAGCACCACCATCACCCAAAAACTCGACAAGTTCTTTTCTCCGCTCTTCGAGCTTAGAGTTTAGATATTCATACTCGTCCAATTACTCTCCTTTGTTGCGTTTTGACAATGAAGCCATCAGCTGGTCACGCACGCGAAGAGCTGCCTCTTCTTGTTGCTGGGCCAACTTCTGCTCATGCGTTTGCTGAGATTGACGCATCCTCAACGCATGTTCTTCCTGGGACATCTGCATGTCCATCTGGGCCTTCTGAGCTGCAGCCTGCGCCGCGATCATCGGTCCCTGATCTTTGTTCTGAGCCTGCTGAGCCTTTAGCTGAAGCTCGGCCTGCTTGATCTGCAAGTCGCCCTGCACCTTCTGAGCCTTGGTCTGCACCTCTTGTGCCTTGAGTTGGAGCTCTTGCTGCTGCATCTGGATAATCGGGTCTTGCATCTGCTGCTGGGCCTGCTGTTGGGCAGCTTCGCCTTTGTGCATCTGCAGCAACTGCTTAGCGGCTTCGGCCACCATCTTCGACAGCTGTACTTCAACTTGCTCAGGCAGCTCAACATCAGGGGCGGGCATTGTCACACCCATGCGCTCTTGGATCTGATCGCGGTAGCGGAATGCCATGTGCTCAGCAACGTGGGCCATGATCGCACCTTGCATCTGCTGGGCCATCGGCGTCTGGCCAATCTGTCCCATGATCATCGGATCCTGCAGCATCGACGTGTGAACCGCAATATGCGCCTCATGGTCCTGGAAGATAAACGCCTTCGTAGGCTTACCATTCAAAAACGCCATGTTCTCGCTGATCGGATCGCGCGGCTTCATGTCGTCAGCCATCGGGACCAGCTTGTCACCGTTCTTAACACCCAGCACTTCAATCATCTGGCGGTGCAGATACGGCAGGTCATAGATCTGAGGAGCGCCCTGGGCCATTTGCATGACCGCTTGGTACTGCATGATCCGCTGAGCCATCGTCGAGCTGTTGGGATCACTCACCGGGATCACGTCAACCGAGTCATAGTCCGACTGGCGGGCCATACGGTCACCGCTCTCAGGATCAAACTCATATTCCGTCGGGGCATAGTCTCTAATAATTGACTTCAGGAGCTTGAACTCCTGGCGCATCGAGAAATGCACACGCGCCTGAACCGCACTCATCGTCTTGAGCTGGCGCTCCAGCAGGGCGAGAGTCGTACCCACCGGGGCGTTGGCGCTCATGTCGCTGATGTTCATGTCAGCGATAGATCCAAGGCGTCTTGCCTCGTCCGTGATCTTGTCTAACAACCCAGACAGAACCTGACTCGGCTCTTTATATGGCAGAGCCATGATGTTGTCTTTAATTGCGCCACTGGGCACGTCAACATCGCGGAATTCACCAGGGGCAATCGGGGTATCGTCGCCTTTAACCCTCAGTCCTCGGGCTTTAAGACCCCCAGGAAGGTTAGAAAGCGTACCAGCATCCACAAGCTGGCGAATAAGAGCAGTACCGGCGCGAGCATAACCACCAATGAGGTGAATATAGCCAAAACCATAAGCACCAAAGCCAGGGATATAGTCATATTGAACGAAATGCTGGCGCTTGAGCTTGTTTTCATCTTCAGGATCCCAGTTTCTGCGGATGGCCAGCACTTCCATCGACGCCCGGTCGATCGTCACAACATAAGGAAGGGCAACACCGTCCTTATCTTCATACCCAGGCATGTCGTAATCAATATGGATCTCGGCAATCTGGTAACGATCGTCGTCAGTCAGGCTGTAACCCTGCTCTTCAGCCTTTTTCTTCTCCACATCCGTGTGAATCATCACCGGCTCGCCCAGATCTACGTCTCGGTAGAACCCAGCAACCTGTAGTTTCTTCACATCGTTCTTGGTTTTCCTCATCAGATGCGTCACGCGCTCTGAATTACGCACCCCCGTTGAGCCGTAAGGAATAATGATGTCTTCAGCCGGGATAAATATCGAGGTCTGACGCCCCATCCCTGGGTCAAAATATACTTTCTTAAACGCCGCCCCTGCCAAACCCAGGTTAAACAGCATTCTCTCGTGCTCAGGGCGGTACTCAGTCATCACTTCCGTGAGCTGGTAGTTCATATCGTCCCGAACACGCTCGGCGGCCTCTTCTTTAAGCCGATCTATCGCACCAATGATCTCCGTTTTGACCGGGCCAGCCGCCGGGAAAGTCTCAATGATGGTTTCTGATTGGAATCTAACAGCTGCTTCAGTAAGAAGCGTCGAGAAAACACCGCACGCCCCGTTCCAAGGCTCTGTTCTCTCCTCATATTTCATCCCCAAGACTTCTAAACCCTTTACATACATCTCAACCCAGTCTTTTCTGGATGAGATATCTGAGTCAACCAGCCCCATAATGTCTTCGGCAACTGATTGAAGAGCTCCTTCGTCCATCTCTTCAGCCAAGTTGGCGTCAAAATCACCTTCTTCCTCTTCAGGCATCAGGTCAATTTCCATCCCACCCATACCAATCTTCACGCCTTCAGGGTTCTCGATCTCGATTTCAAGCGCAGGCTCCATCTCAAGTGAGTCCAACCCAATGGGAGCTTGATACAAACCCGGTGTCATGCTGTTAGTTGCCATGTTCTACCTTAATAGTAAGCGTGTTTCCGTTTGAAACTTACGGGCTCGTCTCTCTCATCAGTTTGAAGACGCAAGAACCCACCCTGTCGAAACCTCAATAACGCTTGAACCGTCGCGTCTACTAAGTCATCGTGCTCAGCATTCGGGAAAGCAGCCATCTGCTCAATCAGCTCATACGCCCATCGGGTGTCCGGTGCCCATACTTTACCCGACCTGAACAAATCAGTCACAGAGTTTAATCGGGCAAACTTGTCGTTACTCACCTGCCGCGTCCCCCGGCTGGGCGTGTACTCCGTCACCGGGATCCCCATCTGCCTCAGCTCAAAAACCAAAGGAGCCCCAGCCGCTTTGGCTTCCACCAGTAACGTATCTGGCTCCCAATACTGATAATGGCTCATCGCCTTGTCCTTCAGCTCAGGGAACTCCATCCGCTTTTGGAACGCATCCAACAAGATAATATTAGGATCCTCGACGTTCTCGTTCAAATAGAACACCCCTAACGTTACACAAGCCGAGAAGTCGCTCCTCTCACTCTTCGTAAACGCCGTGTCCCAGCTCTGGATCAAGTACTCAATCTTCGGGGGTTCGTCTTTCTCCCAGACCTTCCACCACTCCCTCTTGACCAACGCTCCTTCTTCACCCGTCGGGCTCTGTTGATACTGGGCGTTCCACTTACTCGGGGGGAGTTCTTCCTTCAGGGCCTCTAGTTCCTGCCGGCTCCAGAACTCCGGCCACAGTGGGTTACCGCTCGGAAGAATCGCAGGGAGCTCAATCACTTCCCAGTCCTCACCCTTTTCTCTCGCGGCCGCGTCTTTCATCACCCGGCCAGTGAGGTCTCTTTCCCCCCACCGGGTCATTACGATCACAATCGCCCCGCCCGGCTGCAAACGCTGTCTAGGTCCTGACGTGTACCACTCATACACCTTATCGTAAACAGAGGGGTCTCCAGCCGCCAACGCAGCTTCTTGTTCCGAATGGGGGTCGTCGATGATCAGTAGATCTGCACCCTTACCCGTTACCGTACCGCCCACACCGATAGCAAAGTATTCCCCGCCCCCCGACGTCGCCCAGCGCCCCGCCGCCTTACTGTCTACCCTCAAGCTCACATTCGGGAAGATCTCAGCATAGTGCTCAGAGTCCACCAGGTTACGAACCTTCCGTCCAAACCCCACAGCCAGTTCCGCTGTGTTTGAACACTGGATAACCTTCTTCCCAGGGTTCTTCCCCAGATACCAGCTCGGCAATAAGTAACTCGCAAACTCAGACTTCGTATGCCGGGGCGGCATGTTAATGATCAGCCGCTTTAACTTCCCCTCCGCAATCGCCTCAAACTTCTTAGCCATCAAGGCATGATGTCTCCCATGGACAAACCCAGGCCACATCGCCTTTACATACTTCATGTAGTTAACCTGGGCCTCCTCCCTCTTCTTCGCCCGCTTCAGGTCCGTCAGGTCTTCATACACCCGCTCCTGCACCTCAATAGGTAACTTCTCTATCGCCGAAACAATCTCGTCGATCTTCATTCAATGTTCCTAAACTTGATATACACCGGCCGGATACTCCTAGCCCGACGAGGAACCCTCTTACATATCCCCAAATCACACAAAGCCTTCATCGTCCGCACCACATTCCCCCGGCCCCTATCCCCAGTCAACCTCATCACATCATCTACAGACGGCCCATACCCAAACCGCTTCCACCACTCATCTATCACAAGAAAAATAGTCTTCTGCTTCTCAGTCATACACCTACCCACCCCCTCCTCAAATCCCGTAACACTTTTGTTTACTTTCTTCACGTTAACCCTAACATACTTTGTAATACTTTAGTTACGGAATGTAACTTGTTACAAAACGTAACTTTAGTACTACTTTTGGTTTTGGCCAAATATATACCCCCCACCCCTCATTCCCCGGAATCGATAGGGGGGGTGTTTCCTGTGGAGGAGGGTGGGTCAAGCTCATCGGATTTTTGGGAAGTTTGTTCGAGTGGAATAGTATGCGTATCCTCGCCCGACCACCCGGAACTTTTTTGTGGGCCCGCCCCGTGAGTGGGGTCAGCGGAGCCTGGAATTTCGGCATCGTCCTGGTCGGCCTTGAGCTCGGCAAGCAGGCTTAGTCCGTCATCCACATCGATGGCCTGGACGTCTGTCACATCCTTGAGTGTCTCAAGTATGCGCGCGCGTATGTCATCAGATCGCTTGACCGTGGTGATCTCCTTGCGCTCCACGAACGCCCCGACCTCGAACAGGGAGCCCAGTAGCTTCAGGCATTGCACACGCTGAGCAGGGGGAAAATCCTCATCCAAGGAGTGTTGCACCAGCTGTTGGACGAGCAGGGACTTCAGCTGAGCAGGGGTTCT